GTATGTGTTGACTTTAAAGACTTGTGGCTCTGAGTCGTCAACCATTATGACTATGGCAGCTTGCTTGATAGGTATGCCAGTCATCTCGTAGAAAGCAGCCGCATAGAACGCAGCCTGAATGAAATACCCAAGGATCCATTCCTTCTTCTTTTCTTTTCTTGATGTTTTGAAATCTATGATAGAGAGTTCGCCGTCGAACTCGGCTATACAGTCAGTCTGACCTGCGCACTTTAGGCTATCGCTGTATAGAAAGGTTTCTTGGAACCATACATTGTTTACTCTTTCATCAAGTATCTTTTTGATCTGATTGAACGAGAATAGGTTCCCCGGCATATGATCTTTTTGCCATTCTGGTTCGTTATTGAGATAGTCCTCGGCTAGCTTGTGTACTGCGGTACCTCGCCCTGCGGCTTGTTTAGAGATACGGTTCGCTTCTTCTTCGCCGACTCTCTTACGCCATTCGATTAGGCCATCTTTGTCCATAACAGACAAAACCGTCGTGATTGACGGATACGCATTGCCTTCTGGCGTATAATACTTTCTTCCACTTTCGGTAGTCTTCCTAGTGATAACAGGAAGCACCAACCCATGATCTACGTGTTGAAACATTCACCCTCCGCATGATACTTTACCTGACCCAGTTGCCACAGACCCAGCGTCGGCCGAGTCTCCTACACGCGCAACCGGTATTCCTGCTATCGTTACTTTTGAAGAACCCGCATTGATAACAGAAGAATGCGGGACACAAACTGGTCCCGCATTAATAGTATGAGGTGCAATTGCATCACCTTGCACAGCGACTCTCTTTCCACCTATCGTAACCTTTGTCTGAAGAGAACCTTGTATGAGAGCGGTGCCGTCACAACCGTGACCGGTGGTGATCGTATCAACAGTACAGACGGCAACCGCTGGCATACGTAATTCTCCTCTTTACGCGTAGTCTAAAACTTTTTCTTCTGCGAGGATAAACGACTTCACGAGACCAGATCTTACGATGTCATCGACTGTGAATTCTATCGTTTTAAACTCTCTTATCTCTTTCAACACATTGATAAAGCTCGATAGTCCAGAGCGATCCAATCGGTTCTTAGAATTTCGAAGGTCGTCCTGCTTCGTATCACCACAGAAAATAATCTTAGAAGACTCGCCAACACGAGTCATAATTGATCTTATTTCTTCGTATGTCATGTTCTGGCATTCGTCAACTACGATGACTGAGTTATCGAAAGTAAGACCACGAACAAACGAAGAGCTCATGAATTCGATGCATCCTTGCTGTTTCATAATGCTATAGCCATCAGATCTTCCAAACAAATCGTTTACTATATCTATATATGGCGTCTCATAGTATGCTATTTTTTCCTTAAGACTACCTGGCATAAATCCTTGATCGCGAGTCTGAACCGCAGATCGAATGACTATGACCTTTTCGTAGTTCTTTGTCTCCATCACGTCGTTCAACGCGAGATAGAGAGCACACATTGTTTTACCTGTTCCTGCTGTTCCGATGGCCGCTATGTTGTATCCTTGTTTATAATCGTCGAATAGCATCTCTTGAGTTGAAGTAATTGGTTGTATCTTTTTCATTGTGAACTTCTGATTAACTACGTTCACTATATTATCTAGATTTCTTTCATGTCTTCTTTTTTCTTTTCGAGATAGACGACGTGATACTACCATGCGGCCTCCTTATGACTTAAAAGTCATTGATTGTGTTATGTTTATGAACCTTTGCTTTTTTCAACACAACACGAAAATTATCATCGGGCTTGCGAATGCCGATGCGTACCGAGTCAACTGTCCCCGGGAATCGAGTAAATATTTGTACTATGTGGGAGTTGTTTTTTAGATACTCATCAAGCTCAGAGTATCGCATTGTAGCTTCGTATTCTTCTTTAGTTTCAGTATCTCTAAAGCTATATACCGGCATTTAGTCTCCTGTTAATAACAAAGGGCGATCCCGCAAGATCGCCACATCATGATATAGATCTGCTTAATTGTATTTATTCCTGTACTACTCTGAGTCTACGACGATATCGTAGATTTGTTTCCAATTATTTACTCTTAGGTACTGAGGTTCATCAAATGGATGTTCAATGTAATTTAGGTTGTATGAATGATTGATGAGAATTGATCGCAGGCCAAGTTCGTGCCCCATGATAGCATTCGATACTTTATCCTCTACCCAGTAGAGTCTAGAGTCTTTGTACTCTTCAAGGATTGGTCTCTTTGCCCTACTTGACTCTGTACATACAAGCCGTTTAATCACATTAGAACCAAAGAGATCGTTAAGATTCTTGAGGCGAAGATCATGTACGCGATGATGAGTACCACAGGCAGTGATGCAATGGAATACATATCCGTGCTCTTCGTGTAGCTTTCGAATGTACTTAATCGCATCTTTCAGAGGAGGTAGATGGCCTAGGTGGATACTCTCGTTAAACATATCGACCATAAAGTCAGCTTGCTGTTTACTGATACCATAGAGATCTTCAATCTCATATACGTCGTCGCGATACAACCACGGATGAATATTATTATCTCTTTCGACAACGTTTTCGAAACCGTGTCTCTCCATGAAATTGTTGAATTCGTTTTTCCAAACAACCATACAACCATCGACGTCAGATAGTATCACCTTAGACATTAATCATCAGCCTTTTCATCAAATCGAGAAAATTTCTCAGCGGTCTTTTTTCGACGCTGATCGCGACGTTTCTGAAGTTCACGATCCTTGTCATCAGAATCGTCATTCCAATCATCATCCCACTGCTCGCGGAATTTCTTAAACGACTTTGCCATCTTGTTCCTCTTTTACTCCTTCGATTAATCCTGGGAACGATTGTACTATAACACTTCGAGGCAGACCTGTCAATGGTTTTTGTGCAATCATCTTACACAAAAGTTCTGCATCACCATTATCAATATCTTCTAAAAGACTGATGAAAAGGTTTTCGCGTTTGACTTGATTAAGAGTATCGTAGCCGCCACCCTTCACAAAGATACGAAGACGTCTTGCTTCTTTCAAAAGCATACCTTCAACGCCGATGTAGCTGTTCTTCTTCCAAGGCGGAGGAGTGTTTGGAATAAGGAATTCCACACTCTTATCATAGGTGTTCTTAAGTATTGTTCGAAGTGGAACAGAATCATTCTTACGAAGCCATTCGATCTTTTCTTGATTCGTCTTTAGTTCTGCCGCTTTATTTACAATTTCCGATAGGGAGAGTAACATTCAAAAGTCCTGTATATCAGTGATTAAATTTTTAAGTTTGTTCTTCATAAAGTAATCAAATAGTTGAGATCTCCCAACTTCTTTATCCACGCTGTAGTCTTCAAGGATTTTCTTTTTATAAGCATCTGGAATCTCAGTCAGATCAATCATCATCTTATTACGATGATAGTTTCTAACTGTATTTTCATCCATGTGATCAGGGCCTTTCAAAAAATTGGCCAGGCGATTCGCAGTCATCATTTTTTGGCGTTCACCAATCGCAAGACAGTTGTCTGGAGATAGAATGTTCGGTACACCGTCACCGCTGTCGCCTTTAATGATATGTTCCATGAGGTATTTATCGGGATCTGAATTCTGAACCCATTTCTTGCGAACCGGATCGTACTGCTTTACGTTTGCATACTTATGCAATTGGATGTAGTCTTTATCACCCGAAAGGATAAGGAACTGCTCAGCGCCGATGTTTAGTTCTGTTCCATGCTCATGGACGACAGCACCGATGATGTCGTCTGCTTCACAGTGGTCGATATGAATGACCTTATAAGGGAAGTGATCTTTAAGCTCAGAACGAATGGTATTGATCATTCGAAACAGTTCGTTCCAATCGAGCTCAGACTCTTCACGAGACTTTCTGCGGTTTGCTTTGTAGTAAGGAAAGGTTTCTCGCCGCCAAGAGTTCTTACCGTCGGCGCAGATAACGATCTCACCGAACTCTTTATGAAACTTTTTTCGGTTTGAACGGATTGAGTTTAGAAACATATGACGAAGAAGATTTTCATCCAAGTCAATGTTGTGGTGATTGCCGATACCGACAAATAGTGATGCTAGGATCACTTGGTTGAAGTCAATGAGTATTGCCATGTTGTATGTGTTTCTCTTATATTTGGATCTTATGAGTCTATACTACTCTAGTAATTCACCAATGTCAATCATTTCTTTGTCGATTTCTTCATTTTCTATAAATTCATCTGCAAAGTCTTGCAGAGGATGATATATGTCGCTTGCCATTAAATGAAGCGAGCGAATTGATTCGAGAAGAAGAATGATGGACGGGTAGTACCTTTCGGTGTCTTGTTCGAACCTGCACCCAGACCT